AACCGGAGTTACAGTCAATAGTTCAACACAAGTTCAAATAACTGTCGCTGCCTCAGCACCAACTTTATATTATTATTGTTCAATTCACTCAGGAATGGGAGGTCAAGCAAATACTGTGGACTCAGATACATGGGGAGTTTTACAATGGGGACAAAATCAATGGGGCGATCAAGAAGCCGTTGATGTAACTCTTACAGGACAATCTTTAACAACAGCACTTGGTGACGTTACACCTTTCAATGAATTAGGTTGGGGTTCTGATACATGGGGAACAGAGAACTGGGGTGAATCTGGTCTTGATGTTTCAATTACTGGAGTTTCAGCAACAACAGCCGTAGGAACATTAAATGTTGTTTTGCAACCTGGTTGGGGAACTTTGGACTGGGGAGAAAATGGTTGGGGTAGTGTTGAAGCAGCTACAGAAACTTTAACAGGACTTTCAGCAACAACAAGCATTGGTGCAATTGCACCAGCAGATGTAATGGGATTAACAGGACTTGCAGCAACATCAGCAGTTGGTGCTTTAGCTCCCAAAATAGATAATACAACAGTACTAAGTGGTCAAGCAGCAACATCTGCAGTAGGGACAATTATTATTGGAGAAGGAATTCCTTTAAATGGACTTGCAGCAACAGCAGCAGTAGGTACTCCAATTATTCAAATTAGTTTAACACAATCATTAACAGGACTTGCAGCAACAAGTGCTCCAGGTGATATAACTATTTCATCTAATCCAACCGTTCAACCAACTGGACTTTCAGCAACTGCTTCTGTAGGAACAATTATTCCTGGAGCTCAAACTATAGGATTAACAGGGTTAACAGCAACTTCTGCTGTGGGAAGTATTGTTCCTGCTGATGTAATAGGCTTGACTGGAGTGTCAGCAACTATTACACTTTCTCCTACTGGCATAGCTCCTATAGGATGGGGACGTGTTACAGCTAATCAAACAGGAAATTATAGTAAAACAACAGCTACTCAAAGTGGTAATTGGGTTAGAAAGACTACCTAATGTATGTTGACAATATGAATAAAACAAAATATAAATTAAGTATATAATTAGGAGAACAAAATTTTATGACATCATCTTACACACCTCTTGGCGTAGAGAAAATGGTAACTGGCGAAAATGCTGGTACATGGGGAACAAAAACAAATACAAATTTAGATCTTATAGAACAAATTTCAGGTGGATATATATCACAAGCTATTGCAGGATCAGGAAGTACAACATTTTCTAAAGCAGATGGAGCAACAGGCGCTGTTGTTGCAACAAGAGTTATAGAATTTACAGGTGCTTTATCAGGTTCAAGAATTGTTACTTTTCCAGTTCTTACAGAAAATTTTTACATAATTAAAAACTCAACGACAGGTGCAGAGACACTTCAATTAAAAGCAGCAACAGGTTCTGGTGCAACAGTTACTTGGGCGACTACAGATAAAGGTTGGAAGATTGTTTATTTCGATGGTGTATCAACAAACACTGGTGTTTATGATATTCTTAGTGCAGTATCAAACATTCAATTAACTAACCAAAATGAATTAAGATTAGGAGATGCAGATAACTCTGCTTATGCAGCATTAAAAGCCGCTGCTACAACTACTTCTTATACATTAACAATGCCGGCAGCAATTGGAGCTTCAGGAACGACCTTAGTAACAACAGATGGCTCTGGAACTCTAGGGTTTACAGCAACCTCAACTTTCGGTATAACAACAGGGAAAGCTATTGCAATGGCAATGATTTTCGGATAATAATAACAAATAGGAAATAAAAAATTATGGCAAACCCAAATATAGTAGCAGTAACAAACATTCTAGGTGGTAACCTTGGTTGGAATTTATCAGCTACAGCAACTACTACTTTAGTAACAGTAGATGCAGAAAAAATTTTAAAAATAAACAGAATAACAGTTGCTAATGTTGATGGTTCATCAGCTGCAGACGTTAGTTTATTTGTTGACGGTTTAACAACAGCCGGCGCAACAGGACTATCTCCAACAGGAGCAAGTGCAACAGTATACATCGCAAAAACAATATCAGTTCCAGCTGACGCAACGTTAGTTTTATCTGATACACCTATCTATTTAATGGAAGGTGATATATTAAAAGGCGGAGCTAGTGCAGCGAGTGATTTAGATTTATTCATTTCATATGAAGTATTAGACGACGCATAGGAGATTAAATTATTATGGCTAATTCAGGTAATGGCGGAATAATAGGGGTCTCAAACGTAGTAGTTAATGGTTGTGCTGCATGTGCAACTGCATCAGGTGTTTGGGAATTAAACACTGTATATGATTACATAAAAGCCTCAGATTGGGTTTACAATTTTGCATCTTTAGATTATTTAGTAATTGCTGGCGGTGGCAGCAGTGGAGATAACTCAGGTGGTGGCGGAGGAGCAGGAGGAATGTTAACTTCTTTTCCCGGTGGAACAAAACTAGCTATAAGAGCAGGAAATGTAACTACAGTAACTGTTGGTGCAGGAGGTGCAGCAACAAGTAGTTGTGGTACAGGAACTAAAGGAGCCAATTCTGTAATTGGATCTGTAACTTCTATAGGTGGCGGATTTGGTGCTGCTCACGGTGGCGGCGGTATATGTGTAGGTGGACCTGGCGGTTCTGGAGGCGGCGGTGCTGCCAATGGTGCTGGCGGTTCGGGAACACCTGGTCAAGGAAATGTTGGTGGTAATTACGGCGGTTCAAGTGGTGGCGGCGGTGGTGGTAAAGGCGGAGCCGGTAGTAATGCTCCGGGTTATCCTGGCGGCGGTGGTCCTGGTGGAAATGGTGCAGCAAATACAATAGCTCCAGCTTATCCTTTAGGAACAACATTCGCTGGTGGTGGCGGAGGTCACGGTCAACCTGGTGCAGGTGGTAATCCTGGCCCTGGTGGCGGCGGTGATGGTCAAGGTACTGGTGGTGGCGGTCCTGCTACACAAGGAACAGACGGTCTTGGTGGTGGAGGCGGTGGAGGAAGTCCCGGACCTTCAATGAAAGGTGGTGATGGAGCAATTTTTGTAAGAATGGCTACGGCTTGTAAACCTGCAGGTTATGCAGTAGCGCCGGGAACTAATACAGTTGCAACAGTAGGATCTTGTACAGTAGCAACTTTTACAGTGACGGGGACACTAACATTATAAAATTATGTCTGAGAACAATTTACATTTTGTAGAATTAGAAGAAAAAACAGATCCAACAGGATTTACATCTGATACACATTTAGTTGTAGTCAGAGGAATTGTGGTTGGTAAAGATGTACCAACGGTTGATGGTCCATTAGGAGACAATCCTAAACATGTTGATGGTGAGACATACTGTCATGATTTGTTTAAAGGTGGAATATGGAAACAAACTTCTAAACAAAATGCTTTTAGAAAACAATATGCAGGAAATGGCATGGTTTATAATGCTGTAAAAGATAAATTTATTGATACGCAACCTCATGCATCATGGGCATTAGATGCTAATGATGATTGGCAAGCTCCAGTTCCTTATCCAACAATTTTAGAGTATGATGATCCAGCTAAAGAATATGTAATATATTGGATAGAAGATGGTCAACACTGGCAAGCAGCACATGAAGACAATCCAAGAACTATTTTTCATTGGGATGCATCCGCTCTTACTTGGACAGCTGTCTAACCCCTTTACTTTCCTATTTCTTTAATATATAAATATGTCTTATAAAGATATATGCAACTTAAAAACTATTATTGGTATTTCCAAAAAGCAGTTCCAGAAAAAATCTGTGATGAAATTGTAAGATATGCTAAATCTATTAAAGATCAAATGGCAGTCACCGGTGATTTTAAGGAACCTGAAACCTTAGATCAAATTAAAGATTTAAAAAAGAAAAGAGATTCTAATATTGTTTGGTTGAATGAGGCTTGGATTTATAGAGAAATTCAACCTTATATTCATAAAGCAAATAAGAATGCGGGATGGAATTTTCAGTGGGATTCTAGTGAACATTGTCAGTTTACCAAATATAACACAGGACAATATTATGATTGGCATCGTGATGGATGGGGCGAATCTTATCAAAAAAAAGAGGGAGATGTTTCTAATGGAAAAATTAGAAAGTTATCTGTTACGTTATCTTTATCGGATGAAAAAGATTATGAAGGCGGGGATTTAGAATTTGATTTTGGAGATACAGAACCTTCTAAAAAACGAGTTCAAAGTAAATGCACCGAGATACGATCTAAAGGATCTTTGGTAGTTTTTCCCAGTTCTGTATGGCACAGAGTATGTCCCGTTAAAAGTGGATCAAGATATAGTTTAGTTATGTGGAATTTAGGATGGCCTTTTAAATGAAAATTGCAGTTTTAGGATGTGGTACAGCCGGAGTTGTTTCTGTATGTCATTGGTTAAATTATGGACTTAGAACAGAAGTTAATTGTATCTATGACAAAGACATAAAAACTTTAGGTATAGGTGAAAGTACAAATGTTCATTTACCAAATGATCTTTTTTTAGGTAGTGGTTTTTCTATGTTTGAAAATTCAAACGAGTTAGATGCTACAGTAAAATACGGAGTTAAATACACTGGTTGGAATGATAAAGATTTTCATTCACATATTATTCCCCCTCATTATGGAATCCATTTTAATAATTTTAAATTAAAAGAAATTATTTTTCCAAAATTAAAAAATAAAAAATTTAAAGAAATTGTAGGACACATTGATAGTATGGAAACTAAAGATAAACTTGTTTACATAAAAGTTAATAATGAAATTTATTTTTATGATTATGTTATTGATTGTAGAGGAACACCTACAGATTTTAAAGATTATGTTGTTTCTGATGTTTTACCTTTAAACCATGCTTTAGTTCACACAATAAATAAACCTGGAGATTGGAATTATACAAAACATATTGCCACAGAAAATGGTTGGATGTTTGGTATACCCTTACAAACAAGACAAAATTATGGATATATGTTTAATGATAAAATTACATCTGTAGAAGAAGCTATACAAGATTTAAATTATATATTTAATACCGAGTTAAATTTAAAAGAATTTAAATTTAAAGCATATCATGCAAAAGTTTTTTTAAAAAATAGGATTTTAAAAAATGGAAATAAAGCTGTATTTTTTGAACCTTTAGAAGCTTTGTCTGGTGTTATGTATGATCAAATAAATAGATTTATGTGGGACCACATTTATAATAACCGATCAGAAGAGTGGCTAAATGAACAATGTATTGCCATATCTAAAAAATGTGAAAATTTTATTGCTTTTATTTATAATGAAAGTTCTAATTTTAACACTCCTTTTTGGAAAACAACTAGAGAAAAAACTAAAAAACATTTGACTAATAAAGATTGGACAGAAACGTTAGAATTTATTACAACAAACCTTAGACAAAACAACTTGCATAATGTAGGAAACAATTTTGTTTGTTTCCCCTTTATTCCTTTGTTATGGAAAGAATATTTTAAACATTTTAATATAAATTATGAACATTAAAGACCCAAAACTAAAATTCCCTACAGAACTAGCTAGAAATGATTTTTTTAAATGTCCTGTTTGGAATGTTGACGCTCCTCAATTCGTTGATGATTTAAATATCACCTCAGATAAATATATTCAAACGGCTAAAGATAATCTTAAAAAAGGAATAGATAAAAGAAATGAAGAGTTTGGAGATAAAGGAGATATGGGTCATGTTTTTAATTCAACAACTTTAATAGGCGACCCTAATTTTAAAGATCTTACACATTATATTATTTCCACATCTCATAATCTATTAGTTGAAATGGGTTTTGATTTAACTAATTATCAAGTCTTTGTTACAGAAATGTGGGTACAGGAATTTTCTAAAGATGGAGGAGGACACCAGACTTTGCACACTCATTGGAATGGTCATATGTCTGGATTTTATTTTTTAAAAGCCAGTGATAAAACTTCAAAACCTGTATTTGAAGATCCAAGATCAGGTAATCTTATGAATCTTTTACCTCAAAAAAAATCTCATAGAGTAACTTATGCCAGTTCTCAAGTTAATTATGATGTAAGACCTGGAACGATGATATTCTTTCCCTCTTATTTACCTCATCAGTATATGGTAGATATGGGATATGACCCATTTAGATTTATACATTGGAACTGTCAAGCTATACCAAAAGGAGTAAGGACGGATGGAAATAATTGAAAATTATTTAAAACCAAAAGAATTTAATAACTTTAAAAGTATGTTTTTTGAAAATAATTTTCCTTGGTTTTTAAGCAACATATTGCCTGATGTAAAAGAAAAACAGTTTGCTCATTATTTTTTTAAAAACCAACAAAAAAATTCACTTTTTTTTGACAGTTTAAAACCTTTTATAGAACAACTATCTATTTTTGTGTTATTAAGAGCTAAAGCTAATTTATTAATAAAAACTAATAAACACATAGAACACGGTTATCATATAGATGATGATAATAAAAAATTACCTATCAAGACAGCCATATTTTATATAAACACAAATAACGGATATACTAAATTTAAAACTGGTGAAAAAATTTTAAGTAAAGAAAATACGTTAATTGTTTTTGATAATAAAGAAGAACATACTGGAAGTACTTGTACAGACGAAGAGTATAGGTTGGTATTAAATATTAATTATATAGAAGGAGTTTACAATGTCATTTAAAAAAAATAAAATAGTTAATATTATTAAACTTAAAGATATTGATCCTATTCAAGCAGCATATATTCATGCAACTCTAGGCCAACATCCTAAGAAACGTAATGTTGATTTTGTTGAAACCCTTATCAATCATAAATTGGAAAAAGAAAATAATGTCATTCAAAAGAAATAAATATAAGGTAGTAAAGGGAGCTATATCCAAAGAGCTATCCTCATTTGTTTATTCTTATTTTTTAAAGAAAAGACAAGTATGTCATCTCTTATTACAGGAAAAATATATCTCACCCTTTGCTGAATATTGGGGAGTATGGACAGATCCACAGGCTCCTAATACTTATTCTCATTATGCAGATGTAGTAATGGAAACATTATTGGAAGCTTTAAAAGTAAAGATGGAAAAAGAAACTGACTATAAATTAAATGAAACTTATTCCTATGCCAGGATTTATAAAACAGGAGATGTTCTTCATAGACACAAGGACAGAGACGCCTGTGAAGTTTCTGCTACTTTGAATTTAGGAGGGGATCCTTGGCCTATTTATATAGATCCTACAGGAAAAACAGGTCAAGCAGGAATACCCGTGAACCTTGAACCAGGAGATATGCTACTCTATTCTGGATGTGATCTTGAACATTGGAGAGAAGAATTTAGAGGAAAGGATTGTGCACAAGTTTTTTTTCACTATAATGATGTTACTACTGAAAAAGGTAAAAAAAATAAATTTGATAGTCGCCCTTTCTTAGGACTTCCAGCATGGTTTAAAAAAAGTATTACAAGGACAGAATAAAAAGTCTTTACAGTTTTTAAAAAATAACATACAAAATAAGCTTGTGAGGGGATGATCCACCACTGATTCCCCTTACTTTAAATCTATTGAAATCAACGGTAATCTGCTATACTACCTATATAAAAAGGTTTTTATATGTTACAAAAATTAGGTTTTTTACCAGGATTCAACAAACAAGTTACATCTACAGGAGCCGAGTCTCAATGGACTGGCGGCGAGAACGTACGTTTTAGATATGGTACACCTGAAAAAATAGGCGGCTGGGCTCAATTAGGATCTACTAGTTTATGTGGTCCAACAAGAGCCTTACATCATATGGTTAATAAAACATCAATTAAGTATGCTGTTTTAGGAACTAACAGAATTTTATATGCATATACAGGAGGAATTTTTTATGACATTCATCCAATTAAAACTGATTTTGGAGCACTAACAAATAAACTAGCTTGTGCTTCAGGTACTCCTACTCTTACTATTACTTTATCATCAACTGGAGGCATGACTGCTGGAGATATTTTATTTCTTGAAAATGTTACTCCCCCAACAGGTTCAGGTTACAGTGCAGCTGATTTTGATGATAAAACATTTATGATAACTTCAATAGTAGACGCTACTTCAGTTACTATTACTATGGGATCTAATGCCACTTCTACTGCAACCGACGGAGACTTGTCTGTTAAATTTTATTACCCAGTAGGACCTGCTCAACAAGTAGGAGTTTATGGCTATGGTATTTCTACTTTTGGTGGAACACCTGTTGGCGCTAAAACAACTACTCTAAGTGCAGCGATTACTAGCACAGGACAAACAACAGGAATTACTTTAACTAGTGTACTTGATTTTCCAACTTCAGGAACATCATATATTTTAGTTGGAACAGAATTTATAAAATACACTGGAATTACTGGAACAGAATTAACAGGAGTTGTTAGAGCACAACGTGGAACGTCTCCTGCTACTTATTCTAGTGGAACTGCCGTTACTAATGGAACAGATTACGTTGGATGGGGAGAAGCTTCAACTAGTACAGACTCAGTTGCAGACCCCGGTCAATGGTCCTTGGATAATTTAGGCCAAACTTTAATTGCTTTAATTGTTAATGGCCCTTGTTTCGAATGGGATTCAAATTTAACTAATGCAACAGCAACAAGAGCAACAATAATAACAGGTGCACCAACAGCATCAAGGGACATGTTAGTATCAACACCGGACAGACACTTAGTATTTTTTGGAACAGAGACAACGATTGGTGACACAACCTCTCAAGATGATATGTTTATCAGATTCTCTTCTCAAGAAAATATTAATGACTATGCACCAACAGCAACCAATAGTGCTGGTACACAGAGACTGGCCGCCGGATCACGGATCATTGGGGCTAAGCTTGGAAGAAATGCAATTTACATTTGGACGGATACTTCTTTATTTACTATGAGATTTGTAGGACAACCTTTTACTTTTGCTTATGAACAAGTGGGAAGTAACTGTGGATTGATTGGTAAGAATGCAGCCGTTGAAGTAGATGGCGCTGCTTACTGGATGTCTGATAATGGTTTCTTTAGATACACAGGTAGATTGGAATCAATGGATTGCTTGGTTGAAGATTATGTTTTTGATGATTTAAATACTACTTCTAATGAATTAATATATGCAGGAATTAATAATTTGTTTGGCGAGATCACTTGGTTCTATTGTACTTCAGGTTCAAATATAGTCGATAGAGCGGTTACTTATAGTTATTTAGATTCAACAGCAAAAAGACCTATTTGGTTTACCAATGCTAATGCTCTTTTCCCAAGAACAACTTGGGAAGATTCAGCTGTATTTGGTTTACCTCATGCAACTCAATATGATTCTGATACAGATACTTGTTCTACGGTTGGCAACACGGACGGTACTACTATTTATTATGAACACGAAACAGGAATTAATTATATCAAAGGTGGCACAAGTTATGCAGTTCCGGCGAATATTACTTCGGGTGATTATGACATTACTCAAAAAGTAGTTAAAGGGGCAGCAACTAATATGGCTGACCTTAGAGGAGATGGGGAAAGTATAATGAGAGTGAGTAGAATTATACCTGACTTTATTTCTCAAACAGGAAATGCTATTATTCAATTAGATGTTAGAGACTATCCTAATGAGGCTGCAGCAAGTTCAGCATTGGGGCCATTTACAGTAACAAGCAGTACTACAAAAGTTGACACAAGAGCTAGAGCTAGAGCAATCGCTTTAACTATATCTAATACAGCAGTAGACACTAGTTGGAAGTTAGGAACTTTTAGGTTAGACATACAATCAGGAGGCAGACGTTAATGGCAAAAATAGTACAAACATTAACTAGAGCCAGTGATGAATACGAACCGGCTACAGCACAATCTTTAGTTAGAGATTTGGATGCCGTTCTTGAGAAACTTAACACTACATTTCAAGAAGAATTAAAACAGGAGATAGAAGCTAGAAGTTTCTTTTTAGATTAATGGCAGTAATAAACCAATACGATTTTGTAGGAATAGATAATGATACCAGCAATGGAGAACTTAATCCTTTTGGTGCAGGGTTTCCTTTAGTTAGTGAAACGTATGTTATTAAATCTATTCTTGTTACATCAGCCGGTACTCCTAGTGTAACTATTACTAATAATGCTTTTACAGCTATTAAAACAGTAGCCTTAACGGCAAATCAAACAAAGGAATTATTAACCCAACCGCTAATAGTAGTAGGGGGTACGACCCTTACCATTAAAGCCGGTAGCGCCGATTCATTTGATTTTGGAATCAGCTATCTAAACATTAAAAAGGAGATAACTACATAATGCAAATGTTAACCCCCAAAGAAATCATAACAACACTATCTAATAAAAAGACAGGTGAAGTCTATGCCAATGAAGAAGCTTTAAAAGCTGCTAATATACCAGAAGATGACATTAGGAGAGATGTAAAAGTAATTATGCCAGCTCTTGATTTATTTTCAAAAACAAAGTAAACTAATAAACTCAGGAGAAAAATTATGTTTGAAGAACAAATGTCAGAATCAATAGAAGCCGGCGCACCAGATATCAAATACAATCAAGGTGATATTGGAATGGGTCAACCTCAAGACGAACAGGGTAGACAAGTTGCTGCTCAAATATGGGAGCAAATGGCACCCGAACAAAAATCTCAATTTGGAAGTTTTGATGCTTTCTTTGCAAGTGGTATATGGAAACAAATTATCGAGCAAATGCAAGCAGATCAATCAGGAATTAGATCTCAAGCTCCAGAAATGATGATGGATGAAAATGTTAACATGGCTGAGTCAATGCCAGGCGGCGGTATCGCTGATGTTGACATGAGAGAACAAGTTCAGATGAGAGCCAACGGTGGTCTGATGGGTCTTTATAACAGAGGCAGGTAGTCATGGCTAAAGTAGCTATTCAAGGTGGAGTAAAAAACTATCTTGGAAATCAAAAACAAGTAAAGGTTCCGGTTAACTGGAAATCTTCATCTAATCATCCTACAACAGAATTAGCATATATTACAAAAGCAGAAAAAGATTTATTAGTTAAAAAAGATTTACATAACTCATTAAATGGAAAAGTAAATAGAGGACCGGCTGGTATTGCTAGCTTAAATGGTTGGGGTTCAACAGATAAAAGCCAAAATGTATCTGGAACTCAAATGAGTGCTGCGGAAACAGGAGGTAAAGGTCATGGCATGAAACCAGGTCAGGCTAATTCTATTCGTGCTAGTTACATAGCTGCAGGAGGAACACCAACAGAAAGAGAAAAAAAAAGCAAATTTCTTCAAAGTAAAATTAAAGAAGCACAAAAAAAAAGTAGAACTAGAGCCAAACTAGCAAATAAAAGTCCTGGCCATTGGTCTCAAAAGTTTGCATACGGTGTACTTCCTAATAGTCCTAAAAAATCTTTACAATTTTTAACCCGTTTAAGAAGAAAGAATCCTAAGCTGTATAGTTCTTTAGACCCTAACTTAAAAAAGCTACTTGACGACGCAGAATCTGAAGGTTTAAATGCTTATTCAACAAATACTGATTATAGTGATTATGATAAATTTTCTTTTGATGATTGGACTAGTATGACAAATATTCCAGGCGACAAAATCACCAAGAGCTACTCAGATTTCTTATATGATACGGGTTCACCTGGAGTAAAACTTTCAGGTGATGTTGGTAATCTTGGAGCTGCATTTGTTAAAAAAGATGAATTTGGAGATCCTATAAAAGATGAATTTGGAAATGTAATAACTGGTTACCACGACAAACCCGGTGGAGATGGACCCATTTATTATCCAGGTTATACTCCAAACGGTATGCCTACTACTGCTAGTAGCACTCCTGGTGGTGAAGAAGTAGATGAAACAAAACAATATACTTACAGAATGACTGATGGAAATTCCGAAGTTCCTTATGCATTATATGGAGAAGAAGGTTATCCAGAGAGTGTTCAATTTCAATCTTATTTAGCTAGTGGTGGCAGAGCCAGAAGAGCTGAAGGTGGAATCATGGGCCTAAGAGCAAGGAAAGCTTTCGGTGGTATTATGGACCGAGTAACAGGAAGAAAAGCTTATGGTCTAGGTAGTATATTTAAAAGTGTTAAGAAGGCTGCAAGCAAAGTTTTAAAAAGTGATATTGGTAAGATGGCAATATTGTATGGAGCAGGCGCAATGGCAGGATCTTATGGAAATACAGGAAATTTTTTTAGTAGAGGTATGTTTAATCCAATGAACATGGGGCCAGGAATTAAAAGTTTAGGAGGTAGTTTGTTTCCAAAAGATGGAATTATAAGAAATGCAGCCAGTAGTATGTTTAACCCTTTAAAAAAAGATGCAAGCTTAATGGATAAAGCTATGAAATTTGGGAAATGGGGTCTACTAGGCTACGGTCTATCGAAAACTCCATTAGGTAAATCTAAACCAAACGAAACAAGTTTTGCTGACAGAGGTGGAAAATTAAAAGACTCACAAGGTAATGACGCATTACCATCCGACATAAGAGCTGAAATAGATGACGCTTATGAATCAGGAGATCCTGAAAGAATTGCAGCTATTCAAAAGTACTATGCTTTCTTACCTCCTACAGCACAGCACATGCCTTATGAGAACTACGGTGAAGCAGGTTACAGAACTACTGCAGCTGAAGGTGGCTTAATGGACCTTGGTGGAATGGAAAAAGATTATAGAGCTGAAGGTGGATTTGTACCTATTGGAGAGTATGAAAAAAAAGATGACGTACCTGCAAGACTAAGTGTTAATGAATTTGTATTTACAGCAGATGCTGTAAGAGGTGCAGGTGGTGGAGACATAGATAAAGGTGCAGAAATAATGGAAAATATGATGGAAAATTTAGAAAAAGGTGGTACAGTGTCAGAAGAGTCACAAGGAAATGCTGGCGCCCAACAGATGTTTGATACATCAGAGAGATTAGGAGAAGTAATATAATGGCAATAACAGAAACACGTAGTTTACCACCACAATTTGTAGAAGATTTAGGTAAAGATTATGCAACGCAGTTAACAGGTTTAACTTCTCAAGCATTAGACACAACAAAATTTCAACCAATGGTTGCTGGTCAAGACCAAGCAACTA